TTCTGGTCTCAAGTATGCCGCATCCACTATCGTGTATCTTTCCAAGAGAAAGGTCAAAGAGGGAACCGATGTGATCGGTAACGTGATCCACTGTAAGTTGTTCAAGAGTAGACTCACCAAAGAAAACTCCATGATTGATGTCATGCTTGATTACGAGAAGGGATTGAATCCCTACTACGGACTGGTTGACATTGCGTTGAAGCATGAAATCTTCAAGAAGGTTTCTACTCGCATTGAGATGCCGGATGGAACGAAGGTTTACGAAAAGTCAATCTATAAAGATCCGGAAAAGTATTTCACCGATGATGTAATGGAGAAACTTGATGTTGCAGTCGCTAAAGAATTTAGGTACGGCTCTGATGTGGTGGAGGAAGAATCACCCACTCCTGCCGTTGACACCGAGTGATGTAATTCGCTACACTTTCGCAAATACATCAGGTGAAACACAACATCTTAGAATATTGTCAGGCGATTACGAGGGAATTGTTTTCGCCTACAATAATGTTCGTGTCCATGAAGAGACAGAGCAGGCTAGATTTGAATTTACATTTGATGTCGTAGAAAACCCGAATATGGTTGACACCAGTGGGGAATCGTTTACAATGATTCTCGGTGACATTCTTGTAGATGTCATTGAGAATCAGATGCAGCAAGGTAAGGATTTTTTGAATGAGACTAGAGGAAACGATTCTAAAGAGTCTGATTCACAATGATGAGTATGCGAGGAAAGTTCTTCCATTCATGAAGGACGAGTACTTTTCTGAAAAGACCGACAAGATCATTTTCAAAAATGCGGTGGAGTTTTACGCAAAGTATAACACAGCACCCACTCACGAATCGATTGTGATTGACACTGAAAAACTGAATATTACTCAAGAGGAGGTGACCGAAATCGGAGAAACTCTAAAGAGGATCTCTGACGATACTGAGCAGAATGATACACAGTGGTTGCTCGATAAAACCGAATGGTTCTGTCGAAAGAAAGCAATCGAAAACTCTATCGGAGAGTGTATTCAGATTCTTGGGGGTCACTCTAAAGATAAGACCGAACATGCGATGCCTGAAATTCTACAGGAAGCAATCGCAGTTTCTTTTGACAACAGCGTGGGTCACGATTACATCGAGGACTCCGATGAAAGATACGAGTTTTACCACAAGGTTGAGACAAGGGTTCCGTTCGACCTATCTCACTTCAACACAATCACGAACGGTGGCACGCCGAACAAGACTCTGAATATTATCATGGCTGGTACTGGTGTGGGTAAATCCATGTTCATGTGTCACCATGCTGCGAACTGTTTGTCGCAGGGAAACAATGTCCTGTATATCACATGTGAGATGGCGGAGGAGCGTATTGCGGAAAGAATCGATGCGAATCTCATGGACATCACTCTTGATGATTTGAAAGACTTGCCGAAACAGGTCTACAAGAAAAAGATCGACAGACTGCAAACTGACATCAAGAGCAAGTTGATCGTAAAGGAGTATCCGACTGCTGTTGCGAACGTGACACACTTTAGGAATCTACTAGACGAACTGAAACTCAAGAGAAAGTTTGTTCCCGATATCATCTTTGTGGATTATCTAAATATCTGTGCCTCGTCAAGGATGAAGATGGGATCATCCATCAACTCTTACACATATATCAAGGCTATCGCGGAGGAACTAAGAGGTCTTGCGGTCGAGCGAAATGTTCCGCTCTGGTCAGCAACACAAGTCAACAGAACAGGGTTCACCTCAACAGACATCGGTCTGGAAGATACGTCCGAGTCTTTTGGTCTACCTGCTACCGCTGACTTCATGTTTGCACTGATCGCTACTGAGGAACTGGATGAACTCGGTCAGGTGCTTGTAAAACAACTAAAGAATAGATACAACGACTTAGCATCGAATCGTAAGTTTGTAGTCGGGGTCAATCGAGCGAAGATGAAGTTCTTCGATCTAGAAGACTCAGCCCAAGCGGGTTTGGTCGGGACAGGTGCCGGTTACAATGGTAAAAACTTTGATCAGGACTTCACGGTAGACAAGAAGTTCAATGATGATAAATTTACGGATTGGAAAATCTAGGAGATAAGTATGAGCAATCCAAATAAAACACCAAAGCGTCCTCGGGCTCAAAGCGAGGAAGAGATTCTAGAAGAGTGGAAGCAGTGGGCGGAGGAGTGGATTGAGGAAATTGAACAGGATAATTCTGAGACGGACGATTGAGGAATAATTTATATTATGAGTTTGTATATCGATAAGTCATTCATCAACCGCGTGTCGGGTGGTCTAAGAAATTTCAAGTGGAAACGAGACGGTCTTGCAAACTGTTCCTGCCCCATTTGTGGGGATTCTCAGAAGAACAAAAGTAAGGCGCGTGGTTTCTTTTTTGTGAAAGGTAATGACTTCTTTTACAAGTGTCACAACTGTGGTTGTGGTAAGAACCTTTACAATTTTTTACAGGAGGTATCTCCATCCTTATGTAAAGAATATGCACTTGAAAGATGGAAAAATGGAGAGTCGGGAAAGTCAAACTATAAGAAGCCGGAAGAAAAGAGTATGTTCACATTTGACCGTAAACCCAAACCCAAGGACTCCTCAAAGTATCTCAAAGAGTGCATTCGAGTGGATAAACTTGAAAAGGATCACTTTTGTCGGGAGTTCCTTGACATCAGGATGATCCCAAAAGAAGCACACAAACTTCTATACTTCTCAGAGAACTTTGGTAAGTTCATGAAAAAGATGGATCCCGAGCATCTAAGCACATGTGGATGGGAACCTAGATTGGTGATTCCATTCTATAATAAAAATGGGGATGTTGTTGCCGCTCAAGGTAGAGCGTTGAACATGAAAGACGAAAACAATGCAAGGATGACTGCGAAGTATCTAACCGTAAAGACAGATAAATCATCGGATAGACTTTGGTACGGTCAATGGAGAGTGGATCCAAAAAAGAAAATTTACATCGTGGAGGGACCGCTTGATAGTTTGTTTATCCCTAATACTATCGCTATGGTTGGTGCCGGTGCGTTGGATCAAATTCCACCACATCTCATGAAAAGCGAGGGAGTTTACGTCCTAGATAACGAACCAAGAAACAGACAAATCGTTCGCTATATCGAGAGACTAATCGAACTTGGTAAAAACGTGTGTATCTGGCCTGAGAGTGTGAGTGAGAAAGATATCAACGATATGGTTCAGACTGGAAAGAGTCCATCAAAGATCAAAAAGATCATCGATAAGAATACTTTTAGTGGACTCGAAGCAAGCCTAAAACTAACACAATGGAGAAAAGTGTGAAAGTATTAGATAATGGACATGTTCATCTAGTTGACAGCATGGGAACGGATCTAACCGTGTGCAACGCCGCCCGTGTTTCTTTTGCGAAAGAAACTGATTGGGTGGTCGATGAGAAAGCACAGGAGAGACTCAAGGATACAGGTTCTAGTTTTAGAGTTGAGGACTTGTACGTTCTAAGCGAGGGTGACGAAAAACTTATTCGTTATCTTGCAAAGCACAAGCACTGGACGCCTTTTGCTCACCCGCAGATCATCCTTCGGATCAAAGCACCAGTGTCTATTCGTACACAGTTCTTCAAGCATAAACAGGGATTCGTTGAGAATGAAATCAGCAGACGCTATGTCTCGTTCGAGCCTGAGTTTTATCATCCAAAATGGAGAGGTAAACCCACGAATGGTGCGAAGCAGGGGTCTGAGGATTTTATAAATATCTCACCTGATGTGGACAAGACTTTTGAAAATATGTTGAGGGGATGTTATGCAACATATGAACAACTCTTGAGTGAAGGTGTCGCTCCAGAGCAAGCAAGATTTGTTCTTCCGCAGGGAATGTATACCGAGTGGTATTGGACTGGGAGTCTTGCCGCTTTTGCGAGATTTTATTCGCAGAGAATTGACGAACACGCACAGTGGGAAATTAGAGAGTACGCAAAGATCATTGGAGAAATTATTCGACCTTTGTTCCCAGTTTCGTGGAAATACTTGACTACTAAATAAACCATTGTACAATATGAAAAACCAAAAAGGAAAAACTATGTCGCTACCTTCACTATATCAAGACTTTATTCACCTATCACGTTACTCTCGTTGGGTTCCCGAACTCGGTCGCAGGGAAACATGGGAGGAGACTGTGGGTCGTTACTTTGATTTCTTTGAGGATCATCTCAAGGAAACATGTGGATATAAAGTGAAGAAAGAGGAGCGAGAGGAACTAGAAACCGCTGTTATCAATCTTGAGATTATGCCGTCTATGCGTGCCTTGATGACTGCGGGTGATGCTCTCAAAAGAGACAACGTAGCCGGTTACAATTGCTCGTATGCAAGTGCGAATCGTGTCCGATCATTTGATGAAATTCTTTACGTTCTCATGTGTGGCACTGGTGTCGGTTTCTCTGTCGAGCGAGAGTTTGTTGATCGTCTTCCCACCATCGCAGAGGAGTTTGAGCAGAGCGACACAACCATCGTTGTTGGTGACTCGAAGATCGGTTGGGCGAAGTCGTACAAAGAACTTATCTCTCTCCTGATTGGTGGACAGGTTCCAAACTGGGATGTAAGTAAAGTTCGACCCGCAGGTGAACGACTCAAGACTTTTGGTGGTCGTGCTTCCGGTCCCGAACCTCTCGTTGAACTTTTCAAGTTTACAGTCGAGACCTTCAAAGCGGCATCTGGTCGTAAACTAACCTCCATCGAATGTCACGATATCATCTGTAAGATTGCAGAGATTGTGGTTGTGGGTGGTGTTCGTCGTTCCGCTCTTATCTCACTGTCATCCCTCACCGACGAAAGAATGCGTGAAGCAAAGACGGGTGCTTGGTGGGAGTTCAACCCACAACGCGCCCTCGCAAACAACTCAGTCTCTTATAAGTCTAAGCCTGAGATTGGAACATTCATGGACGAGTGGGTTTCGCTTTACAAGTCGAAGAGCGGTGAGCGTGGAATATTCAACCGAGAAGCAGCAAAGAAGACCGTTGAAAAACTAGGGGATCGTCGTGACCCCAACTACGATTTTGGAACAAACCCATGCTCCGAGATTATTCTTCGAGATCGTGAGTTTTGTAATCTCTCCGAAGTCGTTGTTCGTCCGGATGATTCTGCAACCGATCTACAACGTAAAGTTCGTCTCGCAACAATCCTCGGAACATGGCAATCAACACTCACAAACTTCCGATACCTTTCGAGTGAGTGGAAGAAAAACTGCGAGGAAGAAAGACTGCTCGGTGTTTCTCTTACAGGTATCATGGACTCGGTGATCACCAACGGAAAGGCTTCAGGTCTAGAGTCTCTCGGTAGAACTCTTGACGGTCTTCGTGAAGTTGCCGTTCAGACCAATAAGGACTATGCAAAGAAACTAAAGATCAATCAGTCCGCTTCGATCACCTGCGTAAAACCATCCGGTACAGTGTCGCAACTTGTTGATGCTGCATCAGGTATTCATGCGAGACACGGTGATAACTATATCCGAACAGTTAGAGCAGACAACAAGGATCCTCTGTGTCAATTCATGAAGGATCAGGGATTCCCGAATGAAGCATGTGTGATGAAGCCTGATAATGTGACCGTGTTCTCGTTCCCAGTGCAGTCCCCGAAGAACTCTGTGTTTAGAGATGGAATGACTGCTATTGAACAACTAGAACTGTGGCTCACATATCAGCGTCATTGGTGTGAACATAAGCCGTCTGTCACCATTACGGTGAAAGAGCATGAGTGGATGGAAGTTGGAGCATGGG